CATGAAGTTCGATATCTACTGGAACGACAAGGTCTACAATATGCTCAACAAAAGCAGCACGACCAACTCTCGTGTGCTTAGCTATATCAGCAAGTCCAATCTGTATCAGTTTGTCGGAAAGACTTTCGACGATACCCTGGACGAAGAGAGTGAGCTGGTACAAGGTTCTGTCAACCAGGCTTTGGATGAGATCATCACAGACAACAATGAAGAGGTTGTAGTTGCAAGCGACATCGTCGAATTCTGGGGCGCCGGTTTCGCACCCTCTTTTTATGTTGATCTTGAACGGCGTTTGAAATATTGGTGCGGAGATGTGGATCGACACTCTATGGATGTCAGTGAGTGCGCGATCATTCGCCAGATCTGTATGCTGGAGGTTACGATTACTCGTGACACTGCTGCCGGCAGATCCACAGATAAGTCTGTCAATGTTTTGAACACTTTGCTTGGCAGTGCTAATCTAAAGCCTGTCCAGAAAAAGAAAGAGGAAAATCTTGATGCAGCGGCTGAGTCTACACCGTTTGGCGTATGGATTCGCAAGATCGAAAACACTCGACCTATTGCGGAGCCTGATCCTCAGCTAAGAGATGTTGATGGTATCGCCAAATATGTTTCTGTTTGGTTCCTTGGTCATCTTTGCAAAATGATGAAGATCGATAATACATATAGCCGTCTGTACGAAGAAGAGATGGCGAAGCTTCGCGTTGAGCGTCCTGAATACGAGGGCGAGGACGAGGAAGCTGTCTTCGAGGACATTTTTGAAAGAGCCGACGATAGCGGAACCGATTTTGACGGTGACTTAGATGGCGAGTGAATTGAGAGAGAGTAGGATTTTAGCCGGTGTGGATATTTGGGCTGCTTTTTATAGAGCCAATCCACACCGTTTTGCTGAAGACTACTTGAAAGTCCATCTGCGGCTATTCCAGAAGATCCTGCTTTATATGATGAATATATGCTATTTCTTCTGCTATATTGCCGCCCGTGGTCAGGGTAAATCCTGGCTGCTTGCTGTTTTCTGCTGCATTCGATGTATCCTCTACCCCGGTACAAAAATATGTATTGCCTCCGGCACGCGAGGTCAGAGTATCAACATTCTTGAGAAGATAAAGATTGAGCTTCTGCCAAATTCTCCTCTCTTGAAAAACGAGATAGAGAACATGGTCATCTCAAGCACAAATGCTTATGTTGACTTCAAGAATGGTTCTTCTATCAAAGTTGTTACGGCATCAGACTCCGCACGAAGCAACCGTGCAAATATCCTGCTTGTGGACGAGTTCCGCATGGTTAACAAGGATACCATTGAGACTGTTCTTCGCCGCTTCCTGACTGCTCCCCGTATGCCTGGGTATTTGCACAACCCCAAATACGCCCATCTGAAGGAGCGTAACAAAGAAGTATATCTGTCCAGCGCTTATTTTAAGAGCCATTGGTCTTACGAAAAGGTCAAAGACTACAAAGATAAGATGTTGGACGATACTACGAAATATTTTGTTTGCGGTTTGCCGTACCAGCTCTCCATTAAGGAGGGTCTGTTGGACAACAATGCCGTTGCTGACGAAATGTCCGAGGCAGGATTTAACGAAACCAAGTGGTCGATGGAGATGGAATGTCTCTGGTTTGGCGACTTGGACGGCACCTTCTTTGACTTTGACACAGTTTCTAAAAACAGAAAGATCACATATCCAATGTTGCCAGACGATGTGTCAATCAAACTTACAGATTCTAAAAAGGTGAAGATCCCGCCGAAGCAAAATGGCGAAAAGCGCATCTTGTCGGTTGACCTTGCCTTGATGGCAAGCACCAAAAACAAGAACGACGCATCTGCTATTTTCATCAACCAGTTGTTGCCGACAAAGGCAGGTCGTTATACCAGCAACTTTGTATATACGGAATCTTCCGAGGGCGCACATACTGCCGATCAGGCTTTGCGTATTCGGAAGCTGTATGAAATGTATCAGTGCGACTACATCGTAATCGATGTTAAGGGCGTCGGATTTGGTATTGCTGACAGCTTGGTGCGAGATATCAATGATCCCGACACTGGAGAAGTATATCCTGCTCTTTCCTGCTGCAACAATGCAGAGTGGGCTGCCCGTGCTCCTCATGGCGCCGAAAAGGCATTGTGGGTTATCAATGCTACTGATAAGTTCAATTCTGAGTGTGCAATTCTTTTGCGAGACGGTTTCAGAGCTGGTCGAGTCAGACTGCTAATGTCTGAATATGACGGTGAAACAAGTCTTGCCAGCATCCGTGGTTATGGCTCACTGGATGTGTCTGACAAACTGCAGTTGCAGATGCCATACATCAACACAACGCTTCTGATCAATGAGCTGATCAATCTGCAGCATGATGAGACAAGCGGTTTTGTTAAGATCACCCGCAAAAAGGGTGTGCGAAAAGACCGTTATTCAAGCTTGAGCTACAGCTATTGGGTTGCCTGCCAACTTGAAAGCAAGCTTAAGAAACGAAATAGCTCAGTGTCTGAGAGCGATCAGATATTCATGTTCAGAGCGCCCAAAATCAAACAAGGAAGGCGGGTGAAATAAGTGGAGAAAAAGATTGTTGAAGTGACCGAAAACACTTCTGGGTCGGCAGCGACAAGTTCCAACTTCAATATTGATGGTATGATCAATTTGCCACAGAGATTTGCGGCACTTAATCGACTGATCACCAGAGATCTGAATGGCACTTCGAGAAACCCGACTTTCTATTTATACACAAAAGACCAGATTACAAGCTTTTTGCAGAATCCGTATAGCAACCAAAAGAATCTGCGGAATGCTGCAATTTATATTTATGGTGCAAGCTCACACTTCCGTCGGTTGATCCAGTATTTTACTGGGTTGACCGATTTGTCATATGTGCTGTCTCCGCACAAGATTGACACAAGCACTGTGAAGCCTGCCACCATTGGCAAGCAGTATCGAAAGACGCTGAATATGCTGACTGCAATGGATATCAAGAATCAGTTTCCCAAGGTCATTACGGTTTGCCTGAGAGAAGACACTTTCTACGGCACAATGTGGGTGACTAACGACAATATTACCATTCAGCAGTTGCCATCAGATTACTGCGATATCGCTGTTGTTGAGGGAAATGTTCTGAATGTTTCCTTTGATTTCTCATATTTTGACTCAAATAGTGAGTATTTGGCGCTGTATCCGCCCGAATTTGAGAAAAAGTACAATCTGTATCAGAAAGATCGCACGAAAATGAAGTGGCAGGAGTTGGACTCTCCAAATTCATTTGCGGTAAAGTGCAACACTGATATTCTGAACTATTCTATCCCTCCGTTTGCGGGTATGTTCCGTGAGGTGTACGACCTTGAGGACTACAAGCAGCTCAAGATGACAAAGACTGAGCTGGAGAACTATGCCATGCTTGTTATGAAGCTTGGTATCAACTCCGACGGCGAATGGGAAATGGATCTTGATAAGGCAAAAGAGTTCTATCGTAATCTGGACAATGTTCTGCCGGAAGAGGTTGGCGCGGTTCTGTCCCCTATGGACATCGCCAAAATCAGTTTTGACAGATCTGTTGCCGGCGATAAGGATACCATCTCAGAGGCAGAACAGAATCTGTTTACTGCTGCGGGTGTTTCTACTCTGCTGTTCAACAATGATAAGGCATCCAGTAATGCCCTGCTTCTGTCTATCAAGGCAGACCAGGCTATTACATATGGCATCGTGAAAAGCCTTGAGGGTGTTGTGAACCGGTTTATCCAAAGCTACTCTCATGGTAAGAACTTCAAGGTTACTTTCCTTGACTGTAGCCCATATAACCGCAAGGAAGTCGGCGAGCAATATCTGAAAGCTGCACAGTATGGTCTTCCTACGATTTCTTATTATTGTGCTTCGCAGGGTGTATCACAAGCAGATATGGATTGCATGAACTTCCTGGAGGACAGCGTGCTTGATCTGAAATCCAGATTTAAGCCGCTGATGAGTTCTGCGACCATGAGTTCCAAAAACGCTGAAGCCGGCGCCCCGCAAAAGGACATCGGTGAATTGAGCGACTCTGGAGAGGTGTCCAGAGAGACCGGAGATGGAGACAACGACGAATAAAAGGAGGAAACGAAAATGCGTTTCGTATATGTTATGAGCGAAAAGGACAAGGACAAGATGATTGCAATGGGCTATTCCTTTATCAAAGAGGATAAGCGCAACAACATTTGGGTCTTCGAGAACAAGGATGTTACAACCTTTGCTTCTGAGGATGAGATTGCAAATGCAGGCATCGCTTTTGTTCTGTCAGATATGCTTACTTTCTGAGGTGGGAGTCACATCCCACCTCTCACTATATTTGGAGAGGCGGTGATGTAATTGGACGAACACATGAAGATTACATACAGCTCTTCCGTTGAAAAACTGTGTGAGGTAAACAGTTCATTTGATGCAGGCGTGCTCAAGGTCGCCTATGTTGGAAAGAACAGAAACGGTTCAAGCATTTCCAAGGAAGCGTTTGAGCGAAGCATGAGCACAATTTACAACTGCCCCATCGTTTGTAATTACAACAGAGAACGCGATGAGATCGGCAGTCACGATGTCGAAATCGTGATGAAAGACGGTTCAGCACGGATCGTCAATATTACACAGCCTGTCGGTGTGATTCCCGAAAGTGCGAAATACTGGTGGGAATGTTTTGAGGATGCGAGCGGCGTGCATGAGTATTTGTGCATCGAAGCTCTTATCTGGAAACGCCAAGAGGCTTACGAGAAGATCAAAGATAATGTCATCACAGACGAATCTATGGAGATTCGTGTAAAGAGCGGTCATATGGAAGACGGTATTTATGTGATTGAGTCCTTTGAGTTTCTCGCATTTTGTCTGCTCGAAGCAGCAGAACCCTGCTATGAATCTGCAAGCCTTGCCATGTTCGGTATGGACACCTTTAAGGAGAAGTACGCAGAAATGATGGAAGAGTTCAAAGAAAATTTCAAAAAGGTCAACACCTCTATTGAGGTTGACATACACCCACAAAAACCGACGGAAGGAGGAGAAGAGCACTTGGAACAGAAGATGGAGTTGCTTACCAAGTTTGGTCTGAGTGTGGATCAGCTTGATTTCGATATTGAGGCGATGTCTGTTGAGGAACTGGAGACAGAACTGAACACTCGTTTCAATAACGGTGCCAATGCTGGTACACCTGACGACACCGGCAGCGATGACGGTGGAGTGAAAGATCAGTTTGCACTGTCCGGCGAACAGTTCAGAGAAGAGCTGATCGGCGCACTGTGTGCTGAAAAGGTAAAAACCGAATGGGGCGAAATGTGTCGCTATATGTATTGCGACTACGACTCCGATGCTATGGAAGTATTCTGCTATGACATGGAAGACTGGAAGCTGTATGGGTTCCACTATTCTATGAATGGCGACAATGTCGAAATTGACTTCGAGTCTAAGAAGCGCAAGAAGTTCTCCATCGTAGACTTCGATGAGGGCGATACCGAGCTTTCTTACAAGGCAATGTTTGATGTTGTTGTAGATGCTTCCGTATCTGCTAAGGCTTCAGAGTTGAATGCTGAATTTGAAGCCACAAAGACCGAGTTGGAGGAAAAATACAATGCCGCCTCCGACACGATCAAGAATATGAACAGTGAACTTGAGGAACTGCGCCAGTATAAGCAGGAACAGCTTGCAAGCAAGCGTTCTGCTGA